AGCACATCGGCTCGGCACCCGAGGTGATCGAGGCCATGAGAGCGAGGGCGCTGTGAGCCATGGAGCAGTCTGAGCACGAGAAGGTGCAGAAAGCGCTGGCCCAGATGCCACCCGAGAAGGCTGCCATCGCTGAGGGCATCGCCCTGCGACTGCAGGGATACTCCTACAGAAAGGCCGCAGAGATCGCCGGCTGCAACCATGAGACCCTGCGCAGGAATGTCCAGAAGCTCGGAGTGTCGGAGCGAGACATTAACCAGATGGTCCGCGATGGCGCCGCCCTTGCCTACGAGATCACCGACGAAGCCGGCAGACAGACCATCGAAGCCCTGCAGGAAGGCAGACTCAAGGACTCGCAGTTGCCCATCGTCTACGGCATCGCCATGGACAAGCTCACCCGCATTCAAGCGCAGTATCGAGGCGAAGCAGCCGCCGGAGCACTCGAAGCCGTCATCTCCAAGCTCTCCGATGCACTCGACGGTAAGACCGTGTCACTCACCATCGAGCCTGCGCCACCCGATGCGGAAGCGATCGACGTGACGCCGGAGGAGGAATCATGACACCGGACCACCTCACCCTCTCCTATCCCAAAGACAAGCTCGTCGAGATCATCGAATCTCAGCGGGAAGAGCATGTGCATCGAGTAGCCCGGGCAACCGAACTCTATCGTCGTACTCTCATCGACAGGCTCCGAGAGAAGATCGCCAAGGTCGAGTCCATGGTTGAGGTCAGCCACCACATCAGCATCACCAAGCCGATCGACAAGACGGACGAGTACGACGCGATACTTATGATGCTGCGACTGTCGGACGGTGAGCAGGTAGAACTGACGGAGCGGCAGTTTCGCTGCTTCGTGCTGAACCAGTGGGAACGGAAGGACGCCTACACCGAGTCTACGGCCTGCTACGTCGATGAGATAGACTGACCGATAGATACCGTCTATCACTGTCACACGCTCCCGCCCGCTCCCACCAAAACCACGCTCCCAGGCGCCATCTCGAGTTCTCCGAGGCCCGAATCAGCGCCTCTGAGCGTCACCGAGCGCCAGTCTACGCTCTAAGTGCGCGGTAACGCTCGGGAATACGCCCATGGTTACGCATTGTCGGAAATGTGTAACCACGTCCTCGAACTCGACGGGGGTGCTGGGGGTCCCCCCACCCCACCTCGAAGCTGACTGTTCCCCCCGCGGACAGTTTTCCGAGAAAATGAGGCTTTCCGAAAAAAGATGTCGGAAAAGCGCTCGCTGCGTCCCTTTATAGGAGGGGGGTGTGCCCCGCACCCGAGCGTTGCCAGCCTCGAACAGGAGAGAGCCACACGCCTTACCAAGTCGCGCCCCGCACCTCAACGCAAACGCAAGGGGCGTAGAGCAATGGCTACGTAAGCCAAAAGACGAGCGCCGCACGGTTGGCAGACCGGCGGCGCTCACGGAGGACTAAATGATTCGCTCCAAAAGTCCTGATAGGACGGTACGTCCTGCCCCCGACAAAGGCAAGGGATTTCAGCAGCCCACCGGCGATTTTAGCACCCGCGCTCTTGGCGGGAGCACGCATACACCCGCAGCGGAGGGGGAACTCCTACTCCCCTTTACCTTACAGAATCTCAGAAAAACTAGGTGTGGTGAAAAAGGGTCATTGAACGCAGGGGGTGGGCCATGTCTCGCATCCGACGTTTCGCTTGAGGAGAGCTTGGTACTCAGCCAGTTCCTGCTCGTTCAGGTGCTCGTGGTAGGCGAACATGAGTATCGGGGTGGTCATCACCGCCACGAGGCACGCGGTGAGCACGAGTACGCGCAGCCGCGTTCTGCCCTCGGTGCGAATGATGAGGGCACACGCGTACGCGCAGCCACCCGCGATGATCGTGATGATGGCTCCGAACATGTAGGAGGCTTCATGGTCCATGTGAACTCAGGATACACCAATCCCCAGTCTTGGGGGGTGGTTGTGATTTCGATCGGCTACCGGCTATTTCAGCTTGGGAGCGACGGAGCTCTACTCGACATCTGAGGCCAGTCCAGCTGATGTCGATCGAGTGGTCGTGCCCGGATACTGCTCGCCCTGGGTCTTTCGTCTGGTCGGCGAGTCGCCTTCCCCTTTCGGGTCTTCTCCGGGGTCCCCACGGCATATCGGTTGATCTGCGTGAGGCTGGGGGGTGGATAGCTCAGAGCCCCCCGTCGCTTGGTTTGCCGACAGCGTTCTGAAGATGTCTTCCGCCATTTCGCGGTAGTAGGCTTCCTGCGCCGCCTCGGCGGATTCGACGAATCGGTCCCACAGGTGCTCGATCAGGGTGCCCATCAGTCCCCCCTCTCCGCGGTCATGACATCCTGAAGCCTGGTGATGGCGCGGCGAGTAATTTGAGAGCATCGCTCTCTACTGAGATGGAGCTTCTCGCCGATTTCTTCGTAGGTGTGCCAACCCTGCCCGGAAAGACCGAACCTCCACGAGAGCACAGCCCTGTCACGGCCTTGAAGTTCTCGGAGCTGGTCCCTCGTGGCTGCCGCGACAATCTTCTTCTGGTCTCGGTAGCGGCGCTCAGTCTCGGAGAGCGTGTCTTTCGCGTAGCCCATCACCCCTCCCGCCCCGCGAGCCACTCAGTGCCCTTGGTGAACACCTCGTCGTAGCGGGGAGCCGGGTAGGGCACGACTCTGCGGTCGGCTATCCGGCGCTCGGCCAGCTTTCTGCGAACTCTGTCTCGGAGTGAGACGGGCTCGAAGACGTAGATCACCCGCTCCTCGTGGGGCTGGTAGAAAGCCCACACGGTTTGGTCGGGTCCAGTGCCCCAGTCCACCTCGGTGCCCTGGCTTTGGCACCACGACACCGGCTCCTCGCCAGGCGGCAACGGGATCCCCGCCGGCGCCGCGCTTCTCGGCGGGATCATGGCGGTGACCGCGGCCGCGACGGGCGCGAGTCCGAGCATCTGCAGGAAGGAGCGGCGGTTCACGGCACGCACTCCTCGTGGGCCAGCCGCACGCGACCGTCGGCGTAGCTGACGCGCCGGGACTTCTGTCCCGGCCAGACTGCCTTGCGGCAGAAGGGGCAGAATCGGTATCGCCGCCGTCTCATCCAACCTCTCTAGCCACCCCTCTCTGGGTCGGCCCCGGCTGACCGAGGCTTGCCGAGACCGACCGCCAGAGGGGTATGGACCAGAGTCACACCTATACCACGACGCCCCACCTCCTGCAACAAAAAGCGGCGGCACTTGTCGCGAAAAGTGGAAGATTCGTTCCACGTGGAACGTTTTTACCACTTATGGGAAAACTTTTACTTGACATGCAGCCTGAGTTGGCATATAGGTGCAACAAAATGCTGCACCCCCGCCGGCTCCGGTAGGTGGACTCAGTTGAGGCGAGGGGGCCTAGGCGAGCGTGCGGCACCCACCGGGCAGGGCTGGTTGTAGCCAGTGAGCTCCCGGCCCTGCCCTCCTCCCCGGAGGGAACAGGATGGAAGTGGCGAGTCGGGTGATACCGGAAGACATCCAGGCGCTCATGTCGGATTTCTGGGGTCGCGGCCCCGGGTCTCGAGAGCAGCTCGATCTGATCGCGGGGCAGATGCGACTGCTCGATCGGCCGCAGGTAGAGCTTTTGGGGGCGTACATCCCCCCGGGCCAGGGTCTCATCGGCGAGCGGTGCGAGCGGCTGCGTGGCGTGGTCCGCGGCGTGCTCGCGGAGTTCGATGCCGCGGACCTAGCGGCCCGAGAGGCTGCGGAAGCCGAAGCCGCTGCAGCCGCCGGGATCAAGTGACATGGGCTGCAAGCGCAAGAAGGGCCGCAAGGGCGGCGGGAGGAAGAGGTAGATGGCGGCAGTGACGCTCGGAACGCCCCACACGGCACTGAACGGCGACCCCCTGAAGGTCATCCCGATCCGAAACACCGCCACCAGCGGAGTGCCCGAGGACGTGACCCCTCGGCACGGGCTCCAGCACATCTGTCTCTACTTCTCCTCGGTCGCGAACGCCAACACCTTCGCCTTCGGCCGTCCCATCGTGTGCTGCGCCTACGTGGACACCAACGCGAACACCGTGCGCCCCGACTGGGATCCGGACGACTCGACGGGGACGGTGACCTTCACCGAGGCCGGCGTGGGCGCGTCCACCGGGTACCTGCACATCTGGTACTACCCGGGACCCACGGACAGCTCCGGCACGACCACGGCAACGATCGGCACGCCGCACAGCGCGAACAACGGTGACCCCCTCCGTTGCCTCCCGATCCGGAACACGGCCTCGGCGGGTCGCCCCGAGGACGTGCTGTATGGGAAGGAAGGGCTCCAGTGCAGGGTCCTCTACAGCGGGTCTGTGGCGAACAACGCGCACTTTGCCACGGGTCGCCCTGTGATCTCTGCCGCGGTCATACCCGCCGCCGCTACGCAGACCTGTGCGACGACGTGGGATCCCGACGACGCAACGGGAGCAGTGTACGCGACGATGACTGGGACCATTGCGGCCTGGTGTGTGGTTTGGAGCCAGGAGTAGCTCGTTGCACGCGCGCCACTTCTTCCACGAGGACGGCATGGAGAAGTCCAAGGCCGTCCTCTACGACATCACGGGCTACAAGATGTACGCCCCGGAGGTGAAGCGCGCACACCAGAGCTCGGCGCGGCTCCTGATCGCATCGGCGCCAGCCCGAACCAGCAAGTCCTTCACGTTCGGCCACGGCGAGGTGGTACACGACTTCTTTCCGCAGCTCACGCGACACGAGGGCGTGTGGAAGCCGCTCATTCCCGACAAGAACGACGCGGTGCGCAACTGGCTCATCGGCACCGACTACGACACGATCAAAGAGTGGGACTACGCCTGGACGGATCTCATCGACAACGGTCTGATCGAGTCGATGGGGGGACGGGTAGAGAAGGCCAACAACTCGCCCCGCCAGGGCAACATGATCATCCAGGCCGTCTTCGGCCGCGACCCATCCGGCAAGATCGTCCGCTCCATTCTTCAGGGCAAGTCGGCATCGAACGAGCGCTCCCTTCAGGGCGAGGAGGTCCGCACGGGCATCCTGTCCGAGTCGGCGGAGCATGAGGAGCGGGTCTACACCAAGTATCTCTCGACGCGCTGCGGCCGGGTGATCTGCCCGACGACCCCGAAGCGCAAGGCTCTTTGGCTCTACGAGCTGATGGAGGCCGGCGAGGAAGACCCCACCCTCGGGATCGAGTCCATCACCTTCACTCCCCACTGCAACCCGTCCTATGACTGGGAGCGCTACCACCAGGCCCGCCGACTGGCGGAGTCCAGGGCGGGTGAGGGGAAGGCGCACGAGGACTCCGAGTTCGCGGAGCAGTTCCTCGGGCTCTGGATCTTCGAGGGTGGCAAGGTGCTCCCGTTCCGGTGGATGGATCTCGAGGACGGCAGACCGTCCCACGTCGTGGATGAGCCCCCCTTCGGGATCGAGATGGCAGAGTGGTTCGTCTCGACGGACTACGGGTACGACCATCCGGCAGTGGCCCTCTGGTGGGCGCGACTCCCGGACGACCGCGTGCATATCGCCCACGAGCTCTACGAGCGCGGCCTCAATACCTCCGCCTTTGTGAACTGGGTCCGCGAGATCTCGGCGGACAAGGGGATCAAGCCGGCGTATTACGTGGGTGATCCCCGCCGCCCCGAGGTGGCGGACCTGATGGTGCAGATGGGGCTGCCCATCTACCCGCGCGACGCCAAGTTGATGAAGGAGCGCGCCGGATCGCACGCGGCCCTGGTTGAGCTGATGAGTCATAGCCCCGACACGAACCAGTGCCGGTTCAGCATCTCAAGCGAGTGCAAGGACACCATCACCGAGTGGAAGCACTTGCGCCGCAAGGATGGGTGGACGGGTGACGAGCACGCGGCTGCGGCGCTGGTGGGCAGGGATGACGCATACGACTGCGCTCGCTACGGCGCGTCCACCGTCGTTCGCGAGCGGAAGGAGCGCTCACCGAACGCGATGGTCGAGCGGCATCGGAGAGCGCGGAAGAGGGCGCTGCGCATGAAGCGGAAGACCGGCCCGGAACTGGTGGGCTACAGCCCGGGGATGATGGCCTGATGCGACCCGAACTCATCAAGACGTGGGAAGACCGGCTCCGGTTCGCCGACCGCGTGTGGGAACGCAAGGGGCTGAAGGGCGGCGAGGGCGCAGAGCAGACAGCCCGCGAGGGAATGATCGCCTATCGAAACAAGAGCGACGCGCTCAGCGGCTGGGGCGGACTCGACGAAGAGGCGATCCAGAAGGTTCCCATCACCTTCTCGTCGATGAACACGATGGAGGCGCAGCTACTCGCGCGTGACCCGCAGATCAGCCTCTACCCTCGCACCGAAGCCGCCGCCGAAGCGGCTCCCATCGTCGAGAACATCGTCAACCACTTCATCGTCGAGCAGCGGATGCGGCGTCAGTGGAGACGGGCGCTCAAGGACGCGAACCTCGTGTCCGGCTTCGGCATCGTGTGGCACGGGTACACGCCACCGCTTCGCAAGTATAAGCTCGACAAGGATGGCGTTCCCGATCGGCTGATCGAGGTCTACGACCCGGCCCAGCCGGATACTCCGTGGCTGCGTCGGGTCCCGCCGTGGGACGTGCGCATCGACCCGACCGCGTCGAGCTTCCATCCTGATGAGGACGCGGCATGGGCCGCACGGCGGTATCTCATCACACCTCAATGCTTCCGCGACGACCCGATGTACGCGCGCATCAACGTCGAGCCGACCGCGATGCTCGACGTCCGCGCAACACGGAACCACATCCGGCGCTCGACCGACGAGGGTCCCGACTTCCCCAAGATGATCGAGATCTGGGAGTTCTACGACAAGGTCAACCAGATCCTATTCCACCTGTCGCCGGGCGCAGAAGGGAAGATCGTCACCAAGGGCGGCGAGCGCGGGTGGCCGGACGGGATTCCGAAGGAGGGGCTTCCCTTCTCCTATCTGGCGTTCAACGAGCAGGCCGACGACCCGTTCCCGATCTCCTATGAGTCGATGATTCGGGACCAGGCGATCGAACTCAACAAGCTCCGCACCATGATGGCTGAGTTGACCAAGCGGCTGCGGCGCGTCGTGCTCTACCGGAGCGACCTGCTCGGCGAGGGAGAGGCAGAGCGCCTGATCGAGGAGATCGGGCTGAAGGAGTTCATGGAAGCCAAGGGCGGCGACATGGACAAGATCGTCAAGGAGATCACCCTCGGTCAGTTCCCGCAGGAGCTCATGCTCTACGAGGATCGCATCGTCGGCACCATCCGCGAGATCCTCGGGCAATCCCGGTTCCAGCGAGCCCAGCGAGAGAACGTCGAGTCGGCCGAAGAGGCCGCGCGCATCGGCCACGGTGATGACACCCAGGTGGGTCGCAACCAATCGGCGATGGAGGAGTTCATCACCGACTCGGTGCGCAAGTGGTACCAGGGGTTCCAGGCGGTCGCGACCGACGACGTGACGATCCCGCTCATGAACGACAACGACGCGCGCACGTTGGAGCAGGCCGGCGCGTCGTTCCAGACGGCGACGCCAGACGAGATTCGCGGCGAGTTCCTGTTCCGGATGCGGCTCGGTTCCTCGCAGCCCGCGAACGAGGTGCGGGAGCAGCAAGAGGCGCTCCAGATGCTCGCCACGGCGTACAAGCTGAACGACCCGTTGCTCTCAAAGCCGCAGTTCCTCCTGAACTGGCTGCTCGCATACAACAAGAGCCCGAAGCGGTTCCTGCTGAATCAGAAGGAGCGGGAAGCGACGGGGGCCGGCCTTCCAGAAGCAGAGGATGGCGCAGCTGGCCCCGGAAACGGCGTTGACCTCATCGACCAGAACATCCTTCGACCACCCGGCGGGGTGCAGTGATGGGTTGGAAGCTGGATGACTACGAGTGTGACAGATGCGGTCACACCGAGGAGCATCTCCTCGGGGCCGGCGAAGTCCCGACGTGCTCGCGGTGCGACGGCACCATGTCGGTGATCTTCCTCAAGGCGCCCTACACCGACGTCTACGGCTCGGAGCAGTTCGACTCGAAGAACGAGATCAGCTTCACGAGCGAGACGGAGCGCCGCCGGAAGATGAAGGATCTCGGGCCGGGGTTCGAGCCCGCTCCCTCGGCAGACAAGCATCACGGTGCGCGGAACGAGTCGCACCTGAATCTCGGAAAGACGTACTCGTACAGAGGAGCACGTTGTAGCTAAATAGTGTTCCCGCCGGGTAGGCCACCCGGCGGAGGCGGCAGAGGAACTGTCATGACGGGGTTCCTTCGTCGGCGAAAGCCGATGGGGAGCCCCGTTTCCTTTTGCCGCCACCCAACTCCAAACGCCAGGAGGAGACATGGCGGAATCACAGGAAAGCCCGGGGGCTGGAACCGACCCGGGCACCGGAACTGCCGATGCGGCGGGTCTACCCACCGAGGGAACCCAGGCCACGGCTGGCAGCGATCAGGTCATAGAGGATCCGTCTCAGAGTCAACCGAGCGAGGAACTCGATGAGATCAGGCGCACTGTGAGCGCCGGAGGTGAGAAGGCCGTGCAGATGTTCGTGCACCAGCAACAGGTGGCGTCACGGCATGGCACGGAGCTCGCGAAATTCAAGCCGCTCGAGGATCTGGTGGCAGAGCACGGCGCGGACGCGGTGAGGCAGGCGTGGGACGCAAGCGGGCAGGCGTGGGCACGAATCAACGCCCACCCGCAGGCAGCCGAGGCCGTCAATCACTTTGTCCGAACCGGTGAATGGAAGATGTCCATGGCTCAGCAACCCGATGACCCCGACTACGGCTACGAAGACGAGCCCACACCCGAGCAGAAGGAGATCGCCACGTTGAAGGACGAGGTGAGATCGCTGCGCGGGGATGGTGCGGCCCAGAAGATGAAGACGTTCGTGGGACAATTCTTCGGCAAGGACATGGGCGGGGGCGTCACCCTCGGGCAGGTTCTCACCGACGAGCAGAAATCCCGCGCACTGGCTGGACTGGAGAAGCAGATCCAAGGTCTCCAGGCCACGGACTCCGGGCAGCAGACTCTTCGCAGTCTGGATGCGGACATGGTGAAGCGAATGCTTCAGCTGCAGATCCCGCTGGAAGAGTGGGCTCAGGTCGGCGAGACAGCGCACCTCCGAAAGATCGAATTGAAGAAGGACGCGGCCACGGGGGCCGCGCCCGCTGGTGGTACGACGGGAAACGAAGAGAGGGCGTACAGCGACGACCTGACAACGGCCGTCGCCGAGTTTGCCAAAGAAGAGGGCATCGACCTCTACAACCTCCCGTAGTGCTGCCGTCCTTCTAGGAGGGAAGAAACGTGGTAGCGACGCTATCCGAAACCCGCGTTCAGGATCGACTCCTGACGTTCACGCGGGACAAGATCTACAACAAGATCGTGGATTCGGCGTTCAATCACGATCCGCTCGGAGCCATGCTCCTCGGGCAGCTGTTGGGTGACTTCGACGTCACCGAGCAGGTCCGGGGCAAGATCACGCAGAGTGGCGGCGAGAGCATCGTGGTGCGCCCCAACCTCGGCAAGTCGCAGAACGCCAAGAACTCCGCTTCGCAGTGGAGTACGGTCTCGAACGCGGCCCAGGACACCGTCCGGCTCGCGCGAGAGAACTGGCGCTTCTACGACGGCGCGTGCGTCATCTCGAACCACGAGAGGCGCGTCAACAAGGGTCCGGAAGCGATCTCGAGCATGGTGTCTCACTACACCGAGCTGGAGGTCACGTCCGTCGCGGATGTCATCATGGACGACATCTGGAGCGTGGGCACGCCGACGACCGAAGTGGTCAACCTCGATCTGATCGCGAGCGCGGGAACGAGCACCCTGCACGGCATTGCGGTGGCGACCTACGCGCCGTGGCTGAGTCGCGGGTTGTCCACCCGCGGCACGGCGGCCGCGTCGGTCTCGTTCGCAAGCGGCAGCTTCGCGGTCCAGGGCCTGCAGGACCTGCGGACCAGCTTCAACAACGCGACCGAGGGTAACAAGAGGCCCCACGCCGGCTTCACCGACTGGGTGACGTTCGGGTACCTGGAGGGTTCGATCCAGCCCCAGGAACGTTTCCAGAACACGGATGCCGCCAGCGTGGGATTCCAGACCTTGGCCTTCAAGGGCCGGCCGGTCTTCGCGAGTGACAAATGCACGAGCGGGTACTGGTATTGGCTCAACTTCGACCATCTCCGCATGGTGATGCTCGCGGGCGCGGACTTCGCGACCGAGGAGTTCCACCCGTCGGAGACCCAGAAGGCCAGCACAGCCAAGATCGAGGTCGAGTGCAATCTGATCTGCGACTGTCGCAAGTATCAGAACAAGCTCACCGGGATCACGGCGTAGGGGGAGGAAAGCAATGAGTTTCAGCAATCCTCGACTGGTGGATTCCGGCATCAAGTCCCCCCAGAGCATCTACGCGCTCGACACGGTGCAGCAGCACGAGATCGGGCAGTGCGGGACGCTGACCGGAGGCCGGGTGTTCTACTACTCCCGATACTCCGCTTCGGCGACCACGGCGCGCGGCCTGATGTTCGCGGCGGCGACTCCGAGCGCCCTGTTCGAGAACGTGGCGATCGGTACCCTCGGTGTAGGTGCGAAGACGCTGACGGGCATCTCGGGAGGCGCGACGGCAGCGGCCGCCGTGACGAAGAATGCCTATCAGTATCTCGGGGTGAACGACGGAACCGCCGAAGGCGTCATGTTCCGTCTGGAGTCGCATGGGACCATCACCAACACCACAACGACCCAAACCGGCCTCACCGCGAAGCTCTACGACACGCTTCCGATTGCCATTCCCGCTGCGAGTGAAGTGACTCTCGTCAAGGATCTCTACGCGGACGTGGTGGTAGCGCCGTCGGACGGGGCGGACCGGATTGCCGGTGTGGCGCACGTGGACATGGTGGATTCGTCCACCACGGCTCGGTACTTCTGGTGCCAGAGCTACGGTCCTGCTGCCGTGTTCGTGAGCACGAACGCGCTGGGTCCCGGGACTCCGCTGGTCATCGGCACGACCAACGGGCATCTCATCCAGGCCACCACCACCGTGGGATCGGTGTCCATCGTTGGAACGCACACGTCCAACGCGACCAAGATCTCCACCACGGTGACTCCGACAGCCAGCACCACGGCGAACCGGGTGATGGCCTACACGATCGGGAACACCAGCATCACCACCGAGGTGAACATGGTGGATCTGGTCGTCAAGGGGGCATCCTAGTCCCATGACGGATCGAGGCGGAGAGGTTTTGTTCGACGACGGCATGACGCGCCTCTACTTCGGAGACGCGAACGAAGTGATCCCTCAACTGGGGGAGATCTTCGATGGCGTTGTGTTTGATCCTCCCCGCCTCGGTTCCGTCACGATGTCTGCCATCGAGCTGGCGCGTGTCCTCGTGCCATACACCGATGGCTGGATCATTCACCTGGCCGGCGGGAAGCAGTGGGATTTCTGGGCGATGCCCAACCTCCCTCACCGGATGCCCCAACCGCTGCTTCCGAACTACAACGAGAACGAGTACGTGGTGTTCGTGCATCCATCCGGGTTTACGCAGGGAGCGGTGCAGGCGCCCCACCTCAAGGACAACTTGGAGCCGTACACGCCACCGGCCTGGTGTCGGGTCGCGCGTCACCCAGAGCTCTATCGCTGGCTCTACTCGTTCCTGATGCCACAGGGAGATGCGTTGCTTCTTGACCCGTGCTGCGGGAGCGGGAACTCGCTGCTGGTGGCGCGGGAGATGGGGATTCGCTCGGTGGGGATCGAGTGGAACGAAGAGACGGCGCACCACATTCAGGACAGGCTCAATGAGTGCTGTTGAGCGACCCGAAGAGGTGAAGCAGGCCCTGAGGGAGAACAAGGAAGCCGTTCCCGAGAACCTCAACGAGGCCAAGGTCAAGACCGAAGACTTCCCGAAGGGCATGATTGTGTCCAAGCGGCTCCTCGTCACGGGCTGCCCTCGTAGCGGAACGCGGGCGATCTCTGCAGCGTTCACCAATGCGCGCTTCCCGATCGGCCACGAGCGGAGCGGGGCGCGCGGCATCTCGTCTTCTTTCTTCGCCGCGCATGATTGGTTCTACCCTGGAGCGCACCGAACGACGCTTGAGAGATTCCGCTTCGACCACATCTGGCACCAGACCCGCCACCCCCTCAAGGTCATCTCCTCGATGGCAGACGCGATGCCCGACACATGGTGGCACTGGCAGGAGAAGCACTCGGGCGTGTCGGGTGGCATGGAGCCGGCGGGGGCGCGATGTGCGCTCTACTGGGTTCGGTGGAATCGGCTGGTCGAGAAGAACCACCCCGGTGCGTGGCGATACCGCATCGAGGACGTGAAGGAGTTGTGGCCGGAGATGTGCGAGCGGCTCGGCATCCCTCCGTGCGAGTACACGCCGGACGACGACCACGGCCACAGCGCGAAGAAAGACAACCGTCACAAGTTTTCATGGGACGAGATCAAGTCCCTTGACGTCGCCGCGTATGACGACCTGAGAGCGCTGGCCGGGAGGTACGGGTATGGATCCTAGCCTCCACAGGGTCGCGCAGACCAAGCCGTTCTCGAGCGCTGTTGCCGGGACCACGGTCCTCTTCAGCCCTGACTCCGACAAGACGTTCGTGGTGACCAAGTGGTACTTCACGTCGGCCGGCGCGCAGACCATTCTCTTCGACTCGAAGCCCACGGGGGCGGAAACTAATCTCACCGGGGCTCTCGATTTCCCTGCGGCCGGATCGCTGAGTGATGGAAGTGGTGATGAGGCCGTACTCATCGGAAACGCCAATGGCGATGACCTTCGGATCACGACGAGCCAGGCCGTCCAGACAGACGGTTACGTCGTCGTGGCACAGAAGCAGGAGTAAGGAATGAGCGAGGCTGTCGGCAGTACCGATCCCTACCAAGTGACTCGGGGGCAGTGGGTTCCTGAGCGGAATAGCGTGGTGCCCGCGTGGGCGCCAAAGATCAACGACTTCTCCGTGACCGTGGTGGTACAGGAGGGGGACGCACGCATTCCCGTCGCGCCCGGGTTCACGGTCGGGGAGGTAGCCCCGGAGCATCGTTGGGCCATCAGCGATCCGGATACTGGCGTCGTGATGGACCAGGCGCACTTCAACGAGAAGTTCCAGTCCTGGTACGCCCTTCACTACACGATGCAGGGGATGAAGGTGGAGGGGAAGCCCGAGAGCATCCCAAGCGTGCTCGACTTCGTCTCACGCAAGGTTCACCCGGACGATATCACCAAGCTCGTTCCGATGACCTTCGACCCCAATCGTCCAGTCATCTCCAAGGTGAAGCCGGTTCATGACCGGGACGGCGAGAGGCTCTCCCCGGAGCGACTCGCGGAGTTGGAGGGCCGCAAGAAGGCAGACGAGGCCGGTGCGAAGATGGCGCAGCTCGTCGAGCTTCACGAGGTCGGCGACATCAATGACGAGACATTCATGAAGCGCAGCAAGGAACTCTACGGCGGCTCGGTCGTGGTCGGGGCGGAGAACGCCGACAGCGCTGCGCCGGTTGCGGTCGAGTCGCCCCACGGCTGCGAGCCCGTGACGCCAGCGCCCCCCGAAGCCGAAGCCGCACCGACCACCACCGCCCTCTGCGGTGCCACCGTCAAGGTGCGGGGCAAGGCCATCCACGAGGTGAACTGCAAGAAGTGCGCGCTCGTGAGAGACAAGCCGGAGACACAGGAGGAGTAAGTGTCCACCACGACAGCGCTCCAGATGGTCAACCGCTTTCTGCGGAAGTACCGGCTCGACACCGTGTCTGTGCTCACGTCTCCCGAGGCACTCGCGGCACTCGACTGCATCAACGATGCGAAGGAGGAGGCGCTCGACAGCCGGACGTGGACATTCGACGAGCGCGAGGATGCGCTTGCCACCCTGCCGTACTATGCGTCTGCGTCCACCACGCTAGCCGCTACCAATGGTGCCAACATCGCTGGTGGCGCCGATGCTACCAGCGGTGCGACCTTGGATGGGTCACACACCCTCCGCGTCGTGATCTCCAGCTCCAGCGACAGAGCCAATACGGCCCATGCTTGCTCGGGTGTGCAGATCATTGGAGGGGCCATTTCTTTCTACCTGACGCACGCATGGGATGGAACGACCGCAACCTCGCAAACCGCGAACGCATTTGCGGCGGAGTACCAATTCCCGTCACACACAAACGGCGACTCGCAGGTTCGGCAGCTCCTCTCGATGACCCATCAAGAGCGCCCGCTTCGCCTGATCGAGATCGACAAGAACTTCCACTTCGACCGGCTCGTCACGCGACTTCACGACAGCATCGGTTCGGACCCCGAGGTGGTTTACTACGGGCGCCCCATCTATAGCACCGACTCGAGTGTATCGACGCCGACCCGGGCGCTGCGGAGCGGCTGCATCATCTGGCCCATCCCAACCTCCAGCGCGAGGCTGGATTACACCTACCGCTACCGGCACACGCGGCTCGAGGCCACCACGGACACGCTGGAAGGCGTTCCGGAGAACGTGGTGAACGCCATCGTCGAGCTTGCTTACGGGTTCAGCCTCAACACGAAGTTTGGGAACGATCCGAAGCTGGCGGACCGTGTGATTGCGGCGGCCACGACTCGGGTGCAACGGCTACACGATGCGGACAGGCGGACGCCTCACCGGCCGAAGCCGGTCCCGTCGCTGGATAATGTGGGTGGCAATCACCAGACCGGGCGGCGCATCTCCAACGATCTCATCGTGGGGTACTGATGGGCGGCAGCTTCCAGACATTCGATACGAAGGAGTGGAAGGGACTCAACGAGGATGAGAACCCGACCGCGCTTCGTATGGGCGAACTCGCCATCGCCGAGAACGTGTGGAGATACGGGCACCTGATTGGTACCCGCCCTGGGACGCAGTACGAGGGGACTGATGGCGACTGGGACGAGACGGTGGACGCAGGGGAGGGCGTCGAGGATCCGTGCCAAGGGCTCCACGATTGCTCCAACGCTTTCGACGCCACCCGCAAGCTCGTGGCGATCTTCGGCGGAGACATCTACGACGCGCATGACAACGTCATCGGGAAGGCTGGCGCTGCACCGGCCACCGTGACGGCGGGCGCGGACAACATGTGGACCTTCGCAATGCACGCGGGGAATGTGTATGCGGCGGGTGGCGCCACTGCGGCGCCGGATACCGTCTGGTACTGGGATCTCGCTGCGGGGAACGTGGAGGCGGTGACCTTCGAGGAGTCCACGGGTGTCGGGCAGATCTTCGCCGGCTACATCTTTGAGAAGTGGAACCGCCTCTGGATCAACGGCCTCACCGGCACCGCGGCCAGCAACAACCCGATGGTGGGGCGGTACTCGGCGCTCAACGATGGCACCTCATGGTCCCCGGCGAACACCATCGGCGGGAGCAGCGCGGTGGGCGGCTTCTCCTCCTACGGCGACGAGTTCTCCACCGGGTGGGGCTCCTACCACGACAACCAGACCGGCGATTTCCTCCTGTTTCTCACCAACAAGAACATCTACTCCATCGTGCAAGAGGGGAACGTCTATACGCCGTTTAGCACCAATGACGTGATCCCCACAGGATGCGTGTCACAGCGCGCGTTCGTGGATCTCGGGGTGGACGCGGGCGACGCGGTATACCTCTCCGAGAAGGGTGTGCACTCCCTCCGGCAGTCACAGATCCACGGGCCTCGGTCCGATCGCTTCCTCTCGTGGCCTATCCGCAACACGTTCGCGACGCTCAACCGCTCGCGCCTCAAGTACGCGACGGGTGCCTACCTGCACGAGCACGGCTTGGTAATCTTCGCCGTGCCGACTGGGTCGAACACATACAACGATCTGATCTTGGCGCTCGACGTGCGCGACGCGGACACCAAAGAGGGGCTCACATCGGAGAGCGCCATCTGGTACATCTGGCGGCTTGCGAGTAGCGATGCCATGCACTTCCCGCAGGTTCTCGTGCCTGCCCGTGACCGTTCCAGCAGCGAGACGCCTTACGTCTACGGCGGGAACCTGAAGGGGGACGTGTTCCGGTTCACCACCGCGAACTTCTCCGACATGGGCGCGGCCTACGCGACACACTTGCGAACTCGCCACGATGATTTCGGTGTCCCGATGGTGACGAAGATTCCAGGGAACGGAGAGGTGTGGGTCGAGCCCACGGACGACTACTCCATCACGATGAACCTCGTGTTCGACAACGGCAGGCGAACGTCGAGCGCCCGCACACTGGATCTCGTATCCCACGGGCTCACGCTTTCGTTTGTCCTCGATGACACAGCCATTCTCGGGTCGGAGAGCAACCTCCAGCGTAAGGTGTTTTTCGGAACGGGGCACGGCGAGACGATTGCCCACGACTTTCACCACAGCGGCGCGAATCAGCCGTTCTGGATTGCCCGCATCTCGCAGCAGGTTGCTGGGCTAGGAGACGAGCTAGGCGATGTGGCAGCATAGACTACTCCTCGCGTTTCTGGTGTGGCTCATTGCGGTACCTGCGCTCGCGACCACCATCACCCGCGTCACGAAGCCGAGCGGCGGCACCGCGTGGCAGACGGGTGACCAAGTCACCGCGACCGACCTGAACGGCGATTTCGATGCCATCGTGACCGTGGTCAATGGGAACCTCGACGAGAACAACCTGCCCGATTACCCGGTAGGGTCTCTCGCTGCTGGCGGAGCCGCGGACGGCGCCTTCTCGATCACCCTCGAAGCGAATGACATCGACGATTACTCGGCCGACGAGGCCGAAGCCAACAACGACACGGCGCCCAGCGTGTCGGGGACTCCGGCGCTGGCGACGAACGTCGAGGGGGAGATCGAGAATCTGCGCTACGGCATCCGGCGTGCCACCACCGGGATCAACGTTCAGCGCAATGACAACGGTTCGATGACGGCCGTGGACTGGTGGGAGCTACCCGTGCGCGGCCCGAACCTCATCACGAATGGACAGTTCGGAGTGGGCACGGACGACGGTGCCGGGAACGTTCTCGCAGACGGGTGGACTCTCGTTGATGGAGACGCAGATGCCACGATGACCCTCGTTGCCAACAGCGAGCCAGAGGGTGGCGGCTACAGCCAGGACTTCGTGGCCGGTGACAATGTCGGCGATGGATTCAGCCAGACGGTCGATGGCCTCAAGGCGTCCACGCGATACCTCTTCTGTGCGCGAGCCAAGAGCGCGGTGGACACGATCGACATGACCATCGCTGGTCCCGTTGCCGGGGAGTGGCAAGCGATCACCGCTGGAGACATTCAGTTCAGCTCGGGCACCTACGAGATCAAGTGCGCAGTGGTCGAGACGGACGCGGTTCCCGCGAACCTCGTCATCAGCTTCCTCTCGACAGCCGGCGCTGATGACTGGAACGTCGCGGACGTTGCGGCCTATGAGCTCTCTGAGGACTTCGTTCCCTCGCCGAGCCCGTTTGCCTCCTACGTGGAGGTGAACACGAAGCAGGATTGCGATTCCGGGGCGTGGGCAGATATCACGGACCTGACGACCACGGTCATGCCTCGCAACGATGGGAGCATCGTCGTGGTGGACGCAATTGTGACGCTGTACCAGGCCACTGGCGGCAAGCGAGTGATCTCCATTCGGTTGGACGAGAACGGATCGACCGTCGCGGGGCCGGTGACCCAACGGGTTCACGACGGTGCGAATACTGGTCACGTCATCACGTTGCACTACGTGAACCCCGCGCCCACGCCGGGCACCGCGCTGGTGTATCAGGTGGAGTACATCCGGGACTCCACGGGCATCGACTGTAACCACGCCCAAGGTCCCGGTGGGCAGACTGCGTCCTCGATTCGGGCGGTGGTTCACCAGTAAGGAGATATCCGATGGCAATCGGCTTCGACACATGGGTCTCGATGGCTGCCGCGAAGAAAGCGGCGGACGAGCAGGAAGATGCCATCAAGAAGTGGCACAAGCGACTTCAGCAACTTGCGGGTGAACTGGACCTGACGACGGATCCGGAGTGGGTCTTCGTGGACCCGCTGGCGCACTACGGGAACGCGCTCACCACCAACGAGATCGCGCTAATGCTCGGGCAGCCTGGGGGCACTCCCGGTGCGCGAGGCGGCCCTCTGTCCCAGGCGTACTCCATTGCCGGTGGGATGGGATACGACGTCTCCGATAAGAACAAGAGGAAGAAGGGGATTGCGGCTGCTGCGAAAGCAATGGGGTACAGCGGAACCTCAGAGCTCAACTCAGCTCAGGCAGAGTGGGAGCGTGAGCAGGGAGCATGGGCCTCTGCGATGGAGCCCACCCGGCGCCTGATCCAGCAGGGGCGTGCCGGTGGATACGAGAACCTCGCTGCCATTCTTCAGGACTTCCCGACACCGACCCGCGCCGGAATCGAGGCCGAGCGTGGGATTCAAGAGGATGCGCTATACGCGGAGATCGCGAGAGACCGACAGCTCGAGGAAGCCGCCATCATGGAGGCGGCGAACGCATACGGCATGAATCCCGCCGGCCCGGTGGGGCAGCTTGCCGAGCGCACCACACTGATGCGTGAGCAGGCCCGCGCAGACGCGATCACCCGGGCGCTCGAGATCATCACCGGTCAAGTCAACGCGGCTGGCGGTGCGGTGAGCGGACTCCAGGCTGGCTTGCTCCCGGCGGTAGAGGCGTCTCTGGCTCTTGGTGGTCAGCAGACTGAAGGGATGGCGACGCTCGGCCGGAACGCTGCCGCGCAGATGAATGCCATCAACCAGATCCGATCCAACGAGAACATGGCCCAGGAGATGACCAAGTTCATGGCGGAGCTGGGGTTCCCTGTGGATCTCCTGCTCGGTCAGAACCAGGCGAACATGTACGCGACCCAGGGCGCCATCATGAGCGAGTCGGTGGACTTGGATCAGGACGTCAACAACGCGATTAGCTGGTATTCCTCCCTGCGCGGCGGGCAAAACACAAGTCAAGGCGGTGGATATGCCGGCAATGTGTTGCAAGGAGGCAATCGTAGCGGGCCAGCCACCACGGGCCAGGGGTGGACTACCGGCAACACTGGAACCGGCGACTGGACCGGCTCTGGTGCTTGGGTGTCCCCCCACGAATGAGGGGTAACGTAAGATGCCTTCCTACCCGACACAGCCGATAGGGAACTACCCGCCGCTGGTGAGTCTCGACGCGCTGCGCCCGAAGCCCTCGTCTCAGAGCTCGGGCGATGCGATGCGGGCGATGATGCAGATGCGTCGGCAGCAGGAGGCGGAGCAGCGTCGTCTGGAAGAGAACGCGACCCAACAGTTGCTTCAGTTCGCCAGCGATCCCGACGCCAACCTGGATTCGGTTGCCCCGTCGATTCCGAACCTCTCGATGAAGGGGTACAAGCTCGCGGTAGAAACACAGCGACTCGGGAAGGCGCGACGAAAGCGCGAAGAGGAGATCGCTGGAGCGAATACCGCGCTGGGTGGGGCGGCTCGCCTTGGTGCCGGGAGGGTCAACGAGCAAGGGCAAGTGGTTGTGTCCCCAGAGAACGCGGCCCTTGCTAAGAGGACGAAAGAGAAAGCCCTCGCCACGGTCGGGGCGCAGCGTCCCGGGTTGGTGAACCAGACACGAGCACTGTTTGACCTCTCGCGTGCCATCGCCACCCAGGAACTTCAAGCGCAAGCCACTGGTGTTCGCGCGCAGCAGCAAGACGAAGAGATCGACAACTGGGCCACTCGGTATGCGGGCCAAGCGATGGGCGTGCTCCGGCAGGAAGACATCGAGGGAGAGATTCGCGAGCGGTACGGGCCAGAGCAGGCCCCTGGGATCCTCGCTCAGGTTGTGAACCAGGGGAAGGCTGAGTTGGTGAGCAGAAAGCTCATGGCAGCTAGTCCCGCCGGGCGCAGCGAGTTTGACAGGAAGGTGTGGGCCTACCGAGAGCTGTACGGCTATTCAGAAGCCGAGGCGATTGCTGTAGTGGACGGAAAGGGATTCGATGATCCGGTCACCGGGAAGCTCATCATTGGCATGACCTCGTCTCAGAAGGAGAAGAGGTATGCGCTCAATGAGCTCATCAACTCAGTGCCTGATCTGCGAGAGGCCGCGACTGATGCGGCCCGGGCTGGGGCGGAGCGGGGAGCGTTCATCGGTCCTGCGCTCGGAACCCCCGCGATTCAGGACATGACCCGATTCTTCGGGATCCAAGATCCTGCGGTTGCGAACTACGAGCTGCAGTACCGGAACTTCACGAGCCGAATGCTCAAGGCGATCCAGGGCAGCCGCCCGTCCGACTTCGATCTGCGTTTCTACCTCGGCCTGATGCCGATGCTCACAGAGCTGTGGATGACACCCGAGGGCACACTCAACCCGGCTGCGGAGCAGCGGCTGGCAACGATGGAGAAGATGCTGCGCACGTCTGCCGAGACGCCATTCGACAAGAAGTTGGGGGCGCAAGCAAGGCGGCTTAGGGGTATCGATCGCAGGGCGCCTACGTCAAGACACCCAGAGGGAGAACTTACAAACCCAGAGGACAGAGCAATTCAGGCTGCGCTAGAAGCGTACTCCGCTGGGACCATGTCGCTGGAGGAGTTTACCGGCTTGGCGTCCAAATGGAAGCAGTCTCGGGGCAGTAGGTTCATCCCGGATAGTGTCCGCACCGGCCCGGCTTCCACAGACCCCCTCGATCTCTATCTGAGAGAGTAGACACATGGGATCACTCCGCGACAGTCCTGAACAGTTCGCCGCGTGGCTGGATGCGAACGGGTACAGCGAACAAGTCAAGGCGCAGAAGCTCAAGGAGTTCTCTCAGCGCAGGAAGCGTCTTCTAGTCGAAGGTGCTGTTCAAGACGAGCAGCGTGCACAGGCTGGTGGGTTTCTTCGCGGTGCTGCTGGAGCAGCGGGCTCCGCCGCGATGAACTTCGCAAATACCGCAACGCTTGGGTATCTCCCGAAGATTGCCGGTGCTGTTGCTGGGTCTGAATCGCGCGAGCGCATGGAGGTGGGGCTTGAGGCATCTCGTCAGGTGAACCCTGGCGCTGCGGCGGCGGGCTCCTTGGGTGCGTTCTTTACGCCGGGATCGGCTGCCAGGATGGCTACGCAAGCCGGAGCGCGCGGCGTCACGGCTCTCACCGGAACACGGCTCCTCACCCAGCGAACGGTTGAGTCTGCCCTTGCGGCGCGCGCGGGATCGCAGATCGCTCAGAACTTTGCGGGTGCTGCGGGCGGGATTGGCGCCATGCGGTTGCTTGAGTCCCGAGACGAAGACAACTCTCTCAGCGCCCGTCTCTCGACAGCGGCAGAGGATATCCGGTCCCCGGTGACACTCGGCACCAGCGTGGCGTTCGGTGCGGCGACTGCCCGATTGACTGGACCCCGGTCAACGAAGTCTCTACAGGATCTCTTCGATAAGTACCGGAAAGAGACGGGCCGAGAGATCCCGCCGGATATCGCCACGGACAATGCGGAGCTCCAGAAGTTCATGGATGCCGCTGCTCGCGTTCCAGGTCTCGCGAACTCAGTCGAGCGGGTTCGCACGGAGCTGATCGGCGGATTGCGGGCAATGCTGAATCAGGTTGCCAAGAGATCCGGCGTTCCGATGTCGAAGCCCAGCCGAACGGCGGCACATGGGGCGCGACACCTTGTCGGCGGGAGAGATGCGGGCGCCGTCACCAGGGCGAGGAGAGGTCCCCAGGAGGCTGCGCTGACACGGGAGGGACGAAACACCCTCACCTCCCTGCAGCAGCAGAACCTCATCGCCGCGCTTCGCAAGAGTATCTCTGGGAAGCCGCTCTCCGATGAGCGCGGCGCGGAGATGACGAAGTTCGTTCGTGACTTCATCCGCGTTGCCGGAAAGAAGAGGCTAGACGTGGAGGAACTCGAGGGCTTCAGAAAGCGCGCGGGCTCACTCGGCTACGGATGGGGAAGGGGGCCGATGGACTCTCGCGTCGCGGAGCGTGGTCGCGTAGAAGCGCGTCGTTTCTATACGGCGCTCGACGAGGCCATCGAGAGTGCCGGGCCTCAGTATGCCAGGGCTCTCCACGCGGGAGAGCGCCTACGCCGGATGGAGGAATCACTTTCCTCGGTCAAGGTGTCCGACGTGGATGACGTCATTCTCCACAGCTTCTGGGGTACCAAGGGGAATCCGCTCAAGCGCTGGGAGGCGCTGCAGGAGTACGGTTCCCCTACCGACATCGCAGCGATGAAGGGGTGGTACTTCTGGCGCTTGGTTGAGGGCGCCAGCGCCAAGAACGGGACACTTCTCCCCAACAAGCTCGAGAGGATGTTCAGTGGCGCGGGGATGTTCAATCGGCAGGTAGTGGACAAGGTACTGCCCGGCGTTCGCCGCGAACTCATGGACCACGCCCAGATCGCCGAGCTTGCACGGAAGGGCATCCTTGCGGCGGAGGGATCCCAGACCGCGGGCAGGGGTGCGCGGCTTGCGCTAGGCACTGGGGCAGCGGGTACGGTTGCCGCCCTCCTCGCGAACCCATTCGCAACTATTGGCCCCGTCCTTGGTGTCGGCGCCACGGCGTGGGTGATCCGGCGCGCGTCCAGTTCACTTGTCGAGGGCGCTACGGGGCAGGCGGTAAGTCGCCTTGCCCAGGGAGTTCCACCTCGTGGCCTCGCATCGCTGCCAGCGGCTTTACAGAGTCGCGGTGGCATTGAGGGGCTAGGTAGGGACGCCGTTGGCGCCCTTCGGGATCTGACACAACTCGGCGGGAGCGGCGTGCAGTCAGCGATACGCACCCGACAGCAAGGAGAAACACAATGACCAACCGAATCTTGGCGCTGGCGCTGCTCTCGGCATTTCTCGCGATGCCAGCATCTGCCGATGTGGCGCCGACCGCAACCACCCTCGCGAACGGCTGCATCAGATACACGATGTGCGATGCGCAGCCGACCGGCTCGACGGGTGACTGCACGTCTCGCGCGAACGGTGACGAGATTGTTCAGCAGACCGGCAGCTTCTACTCGCTCCGGTTCGACGCGACACAGAGCACGGCGACGACTTTCACCTGCGACATCGAGGCTAACAACCAAGGGCACGACGATTCGAGTGGGGACGGAGAGGACATGAGCCCGTCTTCCATCACACAGGCCGCTCGCATCGCGTCGCTGACGCCGGCACCGGACTACGTGTGGATCACCTGCTCTGCCATTGGGGACAACGCGGTTACGATCACGATGACCGCGTGCCCGCTGTCTCGGTAAGGGGGCAATCATGCGAAAGCTTCTTCTCATCCTAGCGGCGCTTGCCGTGTTCGCTCTTGCTTCGTGGCCGGTCTTGTCTGGCGTGGGGCAGGGGTTTGAGTGGTGCGTGGGCACGGCCTGCACAATCGGGGACCTCGTCGCCGAGGACGTGACGGTTGATTCGCTTACGATCAACCCAGACACCAACCTTGGTGGCACCGTTTCCATGTGCGAGTGCGAGGGTGGAACCAACTGCGAGGTCGCGGATGCTGGAGAGTGCGTGACTGTCGGCCTGCTCGACAACGCCAATTCCCTTCCTGCGGCAAAGAAGTATTTACCTGGGTACACGCTGGTGCGGGGTCATCACAATTCCGCTTTTGACGCGGATGACGATGGAGACGATTGTCTGATTTATGATTGGGGTGACAATCAGGCACAGAAGTGCGACGACCCCAGTGTGCAGACTCGTTCTGCGGCACCGATGGCCGATGGCCTCGCAATGGAAACCTGCACAGTTACGATCTACGAAGATCTCAATGACTGGGAAGTGAATGAGTATCTCGCCTATCAGATTACCGTCTACGACGTTGACACATCAACCAGAGACAATGTTGGTGACACTTTCACTATTGCCAACACGACCGATGGATGTGCCAACCTGACGCCGAACTGCGTCTCACCAGTCGAAGGATCATACACATGGTACGTCCATCGGGACGCTGGAAACTGCATCGCCGACAATAATCCATACGATTGCTGCACGGATGCAGACACGGGCGCAGACTGCCCGGGATTTAGCACGGTGACGAACGGATACGTGTCGATTCGGATCGAGTCGTCTTCACATGACAACGATGGGACCACCGAGGCGAGGGTGGGGTTCGTGTGCAACTACTACTGATTGTCGTGCTCTTTGCGCTGCTCTGGTCTTTCCCGTTCGTTGGAACGAGTGCCTCAGAGACGGGGTCAAGTCGCGGTGTAGGTCTGATCGCAACATTTGCGGTTCTCGGGCAGAGCAACGGTAAGGGTTCTGGCGGAATCTCCGGAACCCCCGGTATTCGGTGGGATCCCCCCTCGGTGGGTCCTCGTATCTCCCAGATGTTCAGATACAGTGGGTCTGCGTGGCAACCCATGAATGATGATCTTATCTGGCCTACTGCACTCGGGTACTCCTATGAGGCGACTCAATGGCCTTGGTTCGCCAAGAAGTGGATGACCGAGGTGGGTCGTCCGGTGCGAATCATCATGGCCGCAGAGGGTGGCACTTGCCTCGTTGGAGACGACGGTAGCCCCGGGGAACCCGTGTGGGATCCTTCTACTGGATCACGGTACTCGGCCGCTATGGCGCTCATCAACACGACAGCCGGAGCGGGGAGGGCATTACGGGCTGTTCTTTGGGATCAGGGCGAGTGCGAGGGAGGGCTTGGGACAGCACAGGCCACCTACCAAACGGCTATGGAAGGACTGGCGGACAGCATCGCAACGGATCTTGGGGTGCCGATCATTGCCAGTCCGGTGAGTCTGAAAACCGGAGACATCGGAAGTTGTCCCGCGGCAAGTGCGAATTACATCGCGATTCACAACGCTACGGATGCAGCGATCGCTTCTCACCACAACCTAATCGGCACTGTCAACAAGGATGATCTGCAACATATTACGGGTGACTGCTCTCATGTGTACGATGTGCAGACACTTGGGGAGCGCTGGTTCGACGCCGTTCAGGCTGAGGGGCTAGCCTACTGATGATCGACCCCGAGACCGGCACCCACTACCGGCGCCTCACGCGAGACGACTCGCGGTGGGCGAAGCACGTCTACCCGGGCGTGTCGCCGTGGAATCCGCGAGGGATCGCTATCGCCTACGCCTCTGGATTCGACGACACGAAGGAGCCCGCGGAGCTCTACGTCACTGGGCCGAAGGGCGACATCCACTGGCGCATCGCTGACGACGGCTGGTTCTCTCGGCACATCGGCTGCTTCCAGACGTGGGCACCGGACGGGAGTGGGGTCTACTACTGGTCGCGCCGGGGTGGGCAATGCTCGGAGTTCCTCGACTTCTCCACGATGACCCGGTTTATGATCGGCCCCCTCTACACTGACCTCTCGCCAGACGGCCACCATCTCCTGTATCGCGAGACCGGGCAGCGTGCCGACCACCAGCGATTCAGCGGGCACGATCTCTGCGTGATGCGATCGGACGGTGGTGGGCACCGCGTCCTCGTTGCGTACTCGCTGCTCGAGAGGGTGAGCGGGGTGCCGGGGAACGGGCTCATGTTCACGGGTGCGATCTTCTCGCCGGACGGCCAGAAGGTACTGTTCGGCTCGTCGCGAGGCGAGTCGTTCGTGGCGGTGCCGCGGTGCCACTTCTGCAGCTCGGTGGAGGTGATCCCGCTTGGTCGCATGGGTCACTGCTCCTGGTTCCCCGACTCCGAGCGGATCGTCTACATGACGGACGATGGGGTCAACGTGGTGCGGTTCGATGGGAGCGGGCGCCACCTGCTGACCGGCGACCGCCGCGCCTACGGATCGCCCGGATCGCATCCCGTGGTGAGCCCCGATGGCAGGCGGATCGCCTCGGAGAGCTACGTCCCGGGAGCGTTCGCTCTCCACCTGATCGACGCGGAGACGGGCGAGGGTGGCAAGTTGCTCAACGTCGGTTCTACCTACGGCGCGGGCAAGCCCGAGGGCACGCACATGCACCCGGTTTGGAGCCCAGACGGGTCACAGATCATCTACGACTCAGACGAGACAGGGCGCAGCCAGGTCTACGTCGCGGAGGTTCCAGCGTGAGGCTCGCACTCCTTCTGGTCTTCCTCGCTCTGCCGTTCGCCGCAGTTGCTCAGCCCGCGGACCTCTACCCTCCGCTGGTGACGGGCACGGTACAGATCACCGCAGAGATGGGCGCCTACCAAGAGGGCGTGGTGGATGCCGCCTCTCTTGCGATTGTGCAGATGAACGCCGCAAGCGGTGCGGTAAATCTCGTGTGCGCGTCGGACGTGACGCCCGGCCAGGTGGTCGCGTTCTCCGAGGTGGCCGTCGAGGCGCCGGGGGACGGCTCGCCTGCGATCCTGAAGGCTCGCGCTTTCACCGCTCCCGACTGCACCGGAGACTTCTACGCGGACTCGCTGAACTCGGCCCACGTAGTGTTCGGTGCGCCCGCGGAGCCGATGCTGATCCCGTTCGGATCGAAGCCACCGGACGTGACTGTGCCATAGGAGGATGCTGCCATGCCGCTGAACGGAACGCGAAACGGGCGCCTTGTGAACTGGGCTCTTGGTGTAGTCGGGACGCTCGTGGTGGCGGCGTTCTTGGCGGCGGCCAACACCTGGGCGCAGTCGTCCGCGACGGCGGAGAAGGTGGCGAAGACCGAAGCTCACCAGTCGAAGCACTGTGAGAAGATCCAGCAGGCTGAGAAAGACGTGGTAAGGCTTCAGACGAAGTTCGCCTCGATCGACACGAAGCTCGACGACATCAAGGACATACTCCAGAAGGAGTGAGCCGTGCGCCTGACCCTCAAGCGGTTCGCAGACTTCGGCGACGGTGGGATGCTGGGCCGGCTCAGTCTCGGTCGCTGGGAGTGCTGGTCGATGGAGGCGCCGTGGAGGGATAACCAGCGGTTCGTCTCCTGTATCCCTGCGGGCATGTACCGGCTCGAGGAGCATCACGGGGATCGCTACACGGGAACCTTCGCCCTCGTGGGCGGGACGGTCTCTCACTGGGAGGATCCCGATTGCGCCCGATACGCCTGCGTCCTGCACCCGGCTCGGTACGCCCGCGACCTCCGGGGCTGCATCGCCTTCGGCCTGTCCATGTCGCTTGAGGTGAACGTCCCGATGCTGGGCGCGCGGGGTGCGGCGCATCGCTACGTGCTCGACTGCATCGGGATCGAGGACCAGCACGAGTTCTTGATCGAGGATCACCCCGGAGGGTGGGAGACATGACTTTTCCCAGGTTGACCAAGAAATTGAAAGGCTCACCTTCAATCCGCCAGATCGGGAACGCATTCCCGATCAGCCGGGCCAAGGCGGGACGATTTGCACTCGCGGTGCCGATTATCCTGATGATCTGTATTCCAGTCCTTATGGCCGGCTGCGCAGGAATCGCGGTGAAGCGCGAGAGCGGCGAGGTGATCGTCATCTCGGAGTGGTTCCGCTCGGGCGAGTACAGCGTTTCTGCCCGGGAGGTGAAAATGGAGACGGCGGAAATGTCGCCAACCCTTGCCGGCGTCGTTGCGGGCGGACTCGCAGCGGGACTCCCGGGTGCTGTGGCCGGTGGTTCGGTGGGGCTGCTCTCCGAAGGGGTGGATTTGCTCGTGGACGACGGGGTATCGGGGGGAAATCCATGACCGCGACAGTCAAGATGCTGCCCCCCGGCCCGATTCAGACCGAGCGGCTCCCCGACGGGCGCCGCCGGCTGATCCGGCCTCTCCGTCTCTCGATCGGCGGCGAGCTCGTGCTGATTCCCGAGGGCTTCGTGACCGACTTCTCGAGCTGGCCGCGCTGGCTCCCGGGACCAGCGATGCATCGGATGGATGTGGCTGGGATCGTACACGACTACTTATTCCAGTACGGCCGGCTCGGGCTGGGTGGCCGCAAGATCGGCTACGTCGAGTCGAATCAGGTCTGGTTCGCGGTGGCGCGGGGTGGGCAAGAGGTCGCGAGCGCGGGGTGGTTCTGGGGCTGGTGCGGCAGGCTCGGGCTGTTCGTGGGCTCGTGGCCGATCTGGCTCAAGTACCGCCGGCGCGATGAGGTACTCGATGCCGAAGAGAGCCCTGACTGAGGAACAGCAGGCGGCGGAGATCGCCCGCAGTATCGAGCCGTCCGCTCGCGGCGGCCGAATTTGCAGCTCCTGCCAGTCACCGTGGCGCGAGCGCATTCGCGGGATGCTGATGGTCAAGATCGAGGAGCGCCCAGAGCTCTCTGTCTCTCACATCCACGAGACGCTCAAAAAGGTCTACGGCTACAACCGCGAGAAGACGGCGTTCCGCTCGCACCTCGTGAACCACGAGCCCGATCTCTGGGCCAAGGTGGAGGAGCAAGAACGTGGCAAGTGAGGAGGAGCAGGCTGCTCAGGTCGCGCGGGAACAGAGCGATCTCCAGCGGCTCCAACAGTGGAAGGACGACGAGACCCGCGTCTTCCGTAGTGACGTGGCGGTACTCCAGCGCAAGCTCGACCGCTACCGCAGCAAGTACACGGTCCTACTCGACGCGGTACGCGAGGCGACAGAGAAGGCGCCTGATCTCGCCGTTCCATCTGCTCCACCCCGCGACAGGCGGAAGAAGGAGACCCGCACCGCCGTCCTCCAGATTTCCGACACCCAGCTCGGGAAGCGGACCGCCACCTACAACATGGACGTGGGCGAGGAGCGTATCCTTCAGGCGGGTGAGAAGGCGATCCGGCTGACCCAGGATCTCCGACCCTCCTACCGCTGCGACGAGGTAAGGGTCTACTTCACCGGAGACCTTGTTGAGGGTGAAAGGATCTTCCCGACCCAGGCGCACCTGATCGAGTCGTCACTCCTCCGGCAGGCGGTGGTTCGCGCACCCTCGATCTTCGCGAAGCTGATCCTGCTCCTGCTCGGCAGCTTCCGGCGCGTCGAGACGGTATGGGTGCCGGGGAACCACGGGCGGGACGACAAGGCTGCGCACCCGGAGACGAACTGGGACACAGTGGTCGCAGAGTTAGTGAAAGCCCAACTCTTGGGTAGTGATGTCTACCCCCGCCGCGAGCTCGTGGGGCGCCTCACCTTCAACATCTCCCACGATTTCTACGCGATCGACACGATGCCCGGTGGGTGGAAGAACCTGATCGTCCACGGCCACCAGATCCGGGGCGGCTTCGCGGGGATTCCGCACTACGGAGTGCAGCGGGCGACACACGGCTGGTTCCAGTCGATCCCGTCGGAGGGCTGGGACTACCTGTGGGCGTCCCACTTTCACCAGACGGCAATGGCGGTTGTCAACTACACGGAGTGGCGGCTCAACGGCACGACCCAAAGCGCCGATGATCCCTACGTCCTCGAGCACCTGAAGGCGGCGGGATACCCGATGCAGCGGTTGGCCTACTTCAACGAGGACGTGGGGCTGGCGCAGGAGAGCAACCTCTACCTCGTGCGGCCCGGTGAGCGCGGCCCGGTGACGGTGAGGTTTGGGGGCAGCGATGGCGGCTAAGCTCAGCGCGAAGAACGGCACGAAGCCTCCCGCGAGCATGAGCGCCCACAAGCGCAAGATCACGCTGCGCCGCTGCAAGGCACTCGCCGAGAGGATGCTGGAATGGTATCGCGAGCCGTTCGAGCAGTACGTCAGAGCGCACCGCGAGCTGTATGGTTTCGACCCGGACACCGAAGAGGTATCGAATGTGTGGAGCGAGGATGCCGTCGAAGTCATCGACGAGCGGTGAGCCGATTCTCGTGACCTACCTGCGCGCAACGGCAGAGGCGCGGCGGTATCTGGACGAGCACATCCACGGCTACACGCCATGCGACAGTTACGCGACGCGAGAGTTGACGGGGCTGCTGATGCGGTGGTGGATCAAGGGGGACTCGGCGGGGCACGGTAGCGTCCAGAATCGTGGGCCGCAGGGGGGCTAGTGTCCAGAATCGTGAGCCTTCTCCCCTCCCCGCGCTGCGTCGATGGCTCGTCTGATAACCTCAACGCAGTCAGCCCTAACGAAGTACTGTGACACGCGGTCGGCGCGGCTGTGGTCCTCGTGTGTCGGCATGGCGTTGATAGCCTTCATCGCGATCAGGCCACCTCGGGCGATGCCTTGGGTGTAGTTGTACTCGGCGTCGGACTCGGCGATGCGGAGCTTCTCCCGCAGCGCGTCCCCGCGCTCCACCTCCCTCTCCCCCCGCTCGAGGAGCGCCTTGATCTCTTCCTCCAACGGCTCCCGGGCCTCTTGTACGGCAGCCTCGATCTGGCGGTTGTATCGGACTGCGCATTCCTCCCTCGCCTTGGCGGCGGCTGCCTGCGCAGCGTCATAAGCATGAGCAGCGAACGATTCAATGAGCCACTCTTTGAGTGCTCCTTCTTCGTCCACCAAGTCGCTCGGTCGAGTACCTGTGTGATACCAATCATTCACGAACCTTTCGGCTCGTCTCTCCTCCGCACTCGGCGCGGGCGGGGTCGTGGGGTCATTCGTCATCGCACTTCTCCTCTCAGATACTCCACGAGGCGGGCGGTCTGCCATTCGCGCTCCGCGGCTCTGTCCGCGGCGCTGTACGCGCTGTACGCGGCGCTGAGCGCGGCGCTGGCCGCGGCTCTGTCCGCGGCGCTGAGCGCGCTGGCCGCGGCGCTGTACGCGCTGTCCGCGGCGCTGTACGCGGCGCTGTCCGCGGCTCTGTACGCGGCGCTGTACGCGCTGTCCGCGGCGCTGTACGCGGCGCTGTCCGCGGCGCTGTACGCGGCGCTGTCCGCGGCTCTGTACGCGGCGCTGTACGCGCTGTCCGCGGCGCTGTACGCGGCGCTGTCCGCGGCTCTGTACGCGGCTCTGTACGCGGCGCTGAGCGCGGCGCTGTACGCGGCTTCGAGGTCGTCCAGCGTCGCACTGCCGTCAGCGTAGAGGCGAGCCACCTCTATCGAGTCGCGCACGCGGGAGTCGTCGGGATACTTTACCTCATAGTTGCCCAGCACCCGCTCCGCGCAATCGCACGCAAACAACCGTGCGGTGCGCTCGTCCCACTCTTCTATGCGACGCAGGAGACGTGCTTCGCCAACGACGATCTTGTGCTTGTCCTCGATCACCTCACCGCGATACTCCGCGGTGTAGATGACAGGGCCGAGCCAGTGGACGAGATCCTGCTCGCGGCAGATGTGGTAACCGCTCGCGCACGGCTCCATCCTCTTGATTCGCGGCATCCAGTCGCCGGGTGTCTCGCCGTCGGGTAGTGACCATGTACCGTGGCCGCCGTGGCACGGCGAGCCATCTTCGCCTAGCACCTTGTAGTAACTACTCGTCATCGCACTTCTCCTTCACTCTTCGCGGCGGCTATGAAGAAAAGAGGTTCTGTAGAGTTGGTCTTCTCTGGTCATCGGGCTGCTTGCTTCACTGAGCACCAGCCCGCTCACCGCGCGCCCCCATCGTCTAAGCATCGGCTATGGAGAGTGCCGATATCGGCCACTACAGCCCCTCTCCCTGCCTTGTCGCGTTCTGGCGCATACCGCGACGGCACGAAAAGCCTTTCTGTTTCAATATCTTGCAAGAGCGCCCTCGGCGTATTGGCTAACCATCGGCTATTCCCTCACCAGCCGCACCAGCGACCCGTCCTGGTGGAGCGAGTACCGCTCGGTAGTCTTCACGTTGGCGTGTCCCAGCATCCGCTGGATCAGCGGGAGCATCGCAGGGTCGGCACTCCGCGCAGCCGTCGCGCTGGAGTGTCGCGTGCCCTCGCGCACCGGAACTGCCGGCACCTTCGCCGCCTCACACGCCCGCTTCCAGTGAACCTCCAGCGCCTTGTGCCCCCACATCCGCCCGGTGGCCCCAGGAAACAGGAACTCCTGCGTCACCCGCGCATCGGTGGGGACGTGCTCCGCGATCCACCCCGCGAGCTGATCGCTCACCGGCAGCGTCCGCACCCGCCGCGTCTTCGTCCACTCGCGCACGGGGGAGGAGACGAACGGACCAGCCGCCGCCCGCTTGATCGTCATCCACCCAGCCGGATCGCGGGGGCCTCGCTCCCGTACCACCTCGTACACTTCGGGGCGCAAGGCTCGCGCCTCTGAGGGGCGAAGCCAGAGGTTCGCGAGGGCGAGGAAGATCCCCCGACGACCCGGCGGGATGGCCTCGAGGACTGCCGTCTGCTGGGCTGGGGCGAGAAGCTGGGGGGCATGCTCCGGCATCCTGATCGACGGGAAGTCGGGAACGGCGTGGAACTCCTGCCGCATCTTCAGCCAGCCCATCATCGCCCGCATGGTGGCGAGGATGTTGCGGACGGTGCCGGGGGCGAGGCCTTGCGTCTGGAGATCCATCGCCCAGTCGTGGAGGTGGCGGGTGCGGATCTCGTGAACGCCGACGCCTTGCCACCGCCCGAAGTGCTTCTCGATCTTGCCGGTTATGTGGCGCACGCTCAACTCGGCGATCTCGCCGGCCCGCGCCCGCTCGTCCTGGTGCTCGAGCCACCGCTCGGCGCAGGCGAGGACGTGGTATCTGCCGGTGGGGCGGAAACTGTCGAGCACGGCTTCGAGGGGCTCGCCCTGGGCCACCCGCACCCGGATGTGGTGCAGCGCGTCGCGGGCGGTGTCGGCGTCGCGGATGGGCATCGGCCCTGCGGGGCCGGGAATGGAGTTGATCCGCCCTACCCTCTCGGGGATGCCCAGTCGGCGCGCTTCCTTGCGGAAGTCGAGCTCGTACCTCTGCACCCCCGAGGGGGTACGCCTACCTTGGATTCGCCCGTACTCTCGCATGGCTGCCCATGCTTGTACCCCAAGCGGCAGCGGCGTGGAACCCGCGAAAGTGGGGCGTAAGTCGAGCGCTGCGCTCACCAGGAGGCCCTCGAAATCGCCCCAGGAGCGCCGATCTCCCTCGTGGAGGTGCTACCGGACCCCTCTGAGTGCTTTCGCCATCCCTTCGCCTGAGGAACGCGGCCAGGGGGCCAGCAGATGGGACAGATCCACTCTCCCACCGGCTCGCAGCCCTTCCGACGGTTCGGATGCCCCGCGGGAAGGTCGGGGTAGTCGGCGTTCCCCTTAGCCACCGATGGCCTCTTTCGCCGTCACGACGAAGACCGCCGCGACCTGCGGAACGATCGCATTGCCCGCACCCCGCAGGAGCCCCACTCTTTCGGATACCCCATGAGCCACAGGGAAAAGTGCGGGTTCAACCGGAATCCGCCTCTGGTTGCCGTCTCGGCAGAGGTGCCAGCGGCATGGCACACCCGCCCAAGCAGGGCATTCTCCGAGGTGTTCTCGCAACTCTTGGCGGTCCCATCCTTGTGATCGCGGGTTGTCGGCGTCGGCCAACCCGATAGAAGTTCCGCCTGGTCCTCCAACTTCCTCAGGCCGCCGCCCGGGGTGTTTCGCTCGCAACCCCCACCGCTGGGGAGTTTTGGGGTCTGCCAACCTGCGACTGTATGTACCTGTAGTCGCAGGTTGGCAGGGTCTCGCTGCAACTCCGATGGGCTCGCGTCTCCATGTTTCGCATCCTGCTCTGTCGGTGTGCCCCACCCACCATAAGCGTTGGCGGATGTGCGGGGCGCCGACGCCCGCAGCGCACAAATCTGCGGCCCCGACCGCGTATCCCATGCCCTCCAAGTCAGTTCGTACTCCTTCGACCCACGCTCGCCCATCAGTCGACGCAACCTGCTCGCCAAAGATGATTGAAGGTCGGCGCTGGGCGATGAGCCACCGAAAAGCGGGCCATAGGTGTCTCTCGTCGTCAATTCCTTCGCCTTTCCCGGCGACACTGAATGGCTGACAAGGGCACGATCCGGTCCAGATGGGTTGGTCGTCGGGCCAATGAGCCATCTGGAGTGCGTAAGACCATCCGCCAATGCCTGCGAAAAAGTGACACTGGAGAAATCCGTTGAGGTCGGATGGGCAAACCTCTGTGATGCTCCTTTCGTCAACCTCTCCCTCTGCAATCAACCGCCGCGCAATCAACTCTCGCAGCCATGCTGCGGCGCGCGGGTCGTTCTCGTTGTAGTAGGCCGCCAATGGCTCATACCGCCCCTCTTGGATCAGCCCCCGGAAACCAGATCAGCTCCCCGCCCCCCGGAGGGCGCCGCGAGTACGCAAGCTGCGGTGTTCTTCGTATGCAGCCACGGCGGCATCGATCTTGTCTTTGGGTAGGGGCGCAGGCATTATGCGTACCCCAAGATCGACAGCACCAGCCCGCTCACCGCGCGCCCCCGTTGGCTAACCATCGTCCATCAACTCCCTCGATTCCGGGCACTACAGCCCCTCTCCCTGCGGCAAGCGGGAGGCGTGCGGAACCCGCGAAAGTGGGGCGAAGGTCGGGCGCTGCGGTCACCGCGAGTTCTCGCCCTGGGAGGCACTCTGGGGCCGGGTCACGCGCCATCCAGCGCGAACAACTCGCCCAAGGCTAGCTGCTCCGCGTGCTTCAGGTTCTTCACGGCGATCTCGTAGTATTCCTCCTTCAGTTCCATCCCGACGAATCGCCTCCCTGCTTTGACCGCCTCAAATCCCTCACTTCCGATCCCCGCGAACGGCGAGAGCACCACGTCGCCCGGGTTCGACCACAGCCGAACGCACCGCTGGATCAGGTCGAGCTGAAGCGGGCAGATGTGGCGCTCGTCATCTTCGCCGCGGGCCTCGGCGACGTTGAGAGTATTGGTCTCCCTGATCCCGTACCAGACCGGGTGCGCCCACTTGATCCATTCCTCGTTCGACACGTCCGTCTTGACTGGCTCCGCGCTCTCCCCGGGTGCCCGGAAGAGCAGCACGTAATCCGCCATCGCGGGCCGGCTCCACGTCGAGTCCTTGTTCTTCTGGATGAACATCAGGGCTTTGGCCTTTGTGCGGATCGCCTGCGCTTGCGGGTTCTTGTCTACAACGATCTCCCCGTCGTAAATCCACCCGGCCTCGACGTGATGCCTCACCACATCTGCCCGGAAGTCTCGCCACCCGATGACGCCATGAGTGGCCTTCGTGGTCGTGATCTGCTGGACGTGGACGCAGGAACGGCGGGCGGGTTTCGTGGAGCGCAGGATCTCCTGAATCACGAAAGAATAGTGCTCGAAGAACTGGTCATAACTATCGGAGTTCCCTAGGTCGCGCTCGCTCGCGGTGTAGGTGTAGAGAGACGCGAACGGTGGCGAATACACCGACAGTCCGACACTTTCATCGGGAACCCCGCGGAGTGCTTCGCAGCAGTCCGCGCGATAGATCACCCACCCTTCGCCATGTGTCTGCCCGATCACGGTATGGGTCATCGCATCCCGCTTCGCTTTAGTGTCGCCTCATTCTCGTCGGTGAGGCTGGCCGCGAGGCGCCAAGCCACCGCGGCCACCTGGCACGCTTCCATCTGTACCACCACATCGCAGTTGGATCGGATTGCGTCCAGCAACTCGGCCACTTCCTCGGCAAGCACGCCGTAGCCTTCGTGGGCACTCGTGAACGGTCCGTACTTGACCTGCGCCTCGCGCATCTCTTCGTCTATCCTCTGGTCGACTTCTGCGGTGGTCATGTGGCCTCCATGAATGAGGGAAGTTGCATCGCGTGGTTCGCTTTGTAGGGAACGGTCCCTCGCAGCGTTCCGTGAACCGCCTCTAACTCTGCATCGCGCATGTAGCGGATAGTCTCCTCGGCCTGCATATGTGCGTCAGATTCCTTCCGCAGGACGTTCCGTACCACGTCCTCTTCAGAGTCGCTGGTCACGATCCACACCGACACGGGGGAGCGTTGGCCGAACCTCCAGCATCGGCGGATCGCCTGGTAGTACTGCTCATAGGAGTCTCCGAGCCCGAGGAACGCCATTCGGTGGCAGTGCTGCCAGTTCATCCCCCATCCGAAGATAGACGGCTTCGAGATGAGTACCCGTGCGCGCTCTGATTTCCATGCGTCATGTCGATCTCGGCGTGAGTCTTCACCGTCGGTCCCTTCAATCAGTACCGCTTCGTCTCCGAGCGACTCTTTCAGCTTGCGCCCCTCATCGTTCAGTCCGCACCATACGAGCCATTGCCCGGGGGTCGATTCGACGAGATCAGCGCACGCGGCTACCCGCTGATCTAGCGTCCTCTTCCTGGCCTCCGATCTCCCGGTGATCCCCGATAGCTTCCCGATCGGAAACAGCATCCCGTCTGGCGTGTATCCCGCCTCGACCGTCAACGAGTGAATCTCCAGCGGTGGCAGGTTAAACCCGGAGTCATCGAAATCGAGATCGCTCGGGCGCCGCAGGTACAACCCCCACGTCGCGAGCCATCGCCAAAAGGATTCGCGGGCGTGCCCTTTGAGTCGCCATATCCGTTCGTCATGCACGAAGAACGTCGCGAGCATCTCAACCCTGCTCATTGCGCCGAGGAACTCCGCATGATTCGCAAGTTCGGCGATTTCGTTCGGGGCGGGGGTGGCCGTACAGCAGAGCCGATAGGGGATGTCGGTGAACTCGCGTATCAGCATCGTGCGGGTCTTCCCGTCGAGGCTCTTCAGGATGCTCGACTCATCTAGGACTATCGCTCCATATTCATCGTGTCCGATGAATCGCTTGAGCCTCTCATAGTTGGTGATCCAGATACCCGGGAGAGACATCGGCTCCGTGCAGTACGTTACGCGGATGCCCATCTGTCGCGCCTCTTCGATGGTCTGATCGGCAACGCAGAGAGGAGCCACGATCAGCGAATGCGCAGCCATCTGGGAAGCCCACTCGATCTGCATCCGTGTCTTCCCGAGGCCACAGTCTGCGAAGATCGCAGCTCGCCCGCGTCGGATCGCCCACTCCGTGATCGCGGATTGGAACGGGTAAAGCGAGGGGTGGAGTGACCGGGGCTCAATCCCGCTCGCCGGGACAGGGTAAGACTTGCTCGCGATGAAGTCCGTGTAGTCGCTCACGCGGCGTCCTTCTCTGGCGCAGCCCCCGGAAACCAGATCCGCGGCTTCGTCCCCTGCCCCACCGGACGCGCCCGCTTGTCCTCCGCGATCTTGTGCATCCGCTTGCCGATCTGGTGCGCGTCGAGCTCCGGGATCACATCGGCGAGTCCGTGGACATTGCGGCCCGGGTGCAGCCGGATCGCCTCCACGATGAGATCTTCGTGGCGCGCGAACTCACCGCTTGCGGTTCCGTCCTCGCCAGCCTTCATGCTGCTCGCCGGACCCTCGCGGCGGGAGAGCGGGCGGGCCTTGTAGTTGAGTGCGAGTTGGTCGCGAGTCATCAGAAGGCCCCCGCGTCGCCCAGTTCCGGCTGCCCCGCGTCGGCCTCCGAGTTCTCGCTCTGCGCCCTGTCATTGATGATCGCGAGACAGGACACGACCCGACCGAGATCGTTCTCGTTCTTCGCGGCCCACTTCCCGTCGGGATCTTCCTTGATCTTCTCGCGGAGCCAGCCCGCCATGTACTCGAGGTAGCTGTAGCGCTCGCCACCGACAGAGCCCTCGCTCACCCACTCCCAGGTCTTCCCCGCGTACTTCTTACCGATCATGTTCGTCCGCAGCCACGTCTCCCCCTCGGGTGCGGCGGACTCCCGCGGCGGCTCCTGCGTCGGGTACTCACGAGCGGGGGGGTGGTACTCGGCGGGAGCGTCCCGGTTGATCTCGTCCGCGCTCACCTCGCCGAACCCGACGAGGTTGGAGATGGCCCGGTTGATCGCTCGCGTCGCAGCGTGCGCACGGACGTTGTGAACGGTCGCCACCATCCCCTTCTTTTCACTCGCGAAGCAGGCACCGTCACCGTCCATGCGTCGCCCGTTCGGGGCGGTTGCTCGCGCCATCGCGAGGTAGCCCCAGTCCCCATCCTCGAGGACTTCCTTGCGAGGCTCGCCGAGGAGTTCCACGTCGATGTTGAACGCCGTGGCGACGCCCATCCAGTACATCTTCTTCCGGTGATCTTTCCCGCTGATGTTGACGATGCACTCGGGCATGGCCTTATCGAGGATGTCCTGAATCCTCTGGTATTCGGCGACGGCGAGCTCCACGTCAGCGGACGCTCGGACGATGCCGGTCTCCTGCGGTTCGGCTATCACGAGTTCACTTGCGGTGTCGCTCATTTCGTCCTCCTAGAATCGTGCCCGCCCGGTGGTCTCTTCACTCCGATACCCTTGATGAGTTCGGCGTCCACCGGACGGGCTCCCGCTGCGCTGAATCCCGACTTCCTTGCGCAGCAGGTACGGCGACGACCCTCGCCACCGAAAGAAAAGCGCGACCCCCGCGCCGACGGGTGCATCCCCCAGAACAGGGGCGCCGATGACGAGGGTCGCGGGGGGTCATACCAGCCACCACGCGCCGACCGCGCACGCGACAGCGATGAAAGCGAGAATGGCGTCGTAGCTGATCGGTGTCATTGCAGGAGCCTCGGGATCGCTGCCGCGACGATCTCCGCGAGCAGGTAGAGGCCCAGCGCCCCGACCGCCCACACCAGCCCGAGCAGGCCCGCTGTCTCCAGCGCGTCGCGCCAGCCGCGGAACAGGCCGGGGAGGGCGACGCGAGCGGGACTCGCCCAGGCCGGCAGCAGCTTCGGCTCGCCGAACTCCGTCGCGAGGCAGCCGACACAAATACTGTGACTCTCGCCCGTCTCGCCGCGCCCATCCTTCGTACCGAGGTCGGCAGCGCACCAGCCGCAGCGGATGCGGAGTTCGGTAACCGCAGAACTCATCGCTTCACCCTCGCGAAGTTGTCGAGCACCGCGGCGAAGATCGGATGGACGCGAGAGGGTGACGACTGCGCCACCTCGGCCAAGTGCTCCGCGTGGTCGATCGCGTCGTCACTCGGCCCCGGCTGCCTGATGCCGTCGATCTCCTCGCGCTCGCGGTTGCAGGAGGCGCAGAGAAGCTCACCGTCGCCCACCTCCACGAGCCGGTTGCTCGTGGCGATGTCGATCCCGTGCTCGCCCTTCGTCAGGCGCTCGGGGCCGCAGCCGCAGTCAGCGCAGCGGCGCGGGGGGCGGTTCTCGGGGAACTCTCGAGGTGCGCAGTCGATCAAGCAGGCGTAGCAGTAGCGCTTGCCGTCGGCGCCGGTCGTCTCTGCCGGGGTCGCGCACATCGGCGTAGAGCAGGTGAGCGGGTTGTAGGTCGGCATCAGCCGATTCCGTGGCAAACTTCGCAGCGCAGCGGCACGTCTGCGGCGATGGAGTCGGCGGTATCGGCGGGCGTGATCGCCTGCCAGTGATCGAATACCCACGTATCGCTGCCGCGCAGCGGGGCGTGGGCGCCGCAGTTCACCATCCCTCGTTCGTCCCAGAAGAGTCGATCCTTGTCGGACATCGCTGGCCTCCCATAAATTGCGTTCACGCAGCTTATTATCGTCCAGAAGTTGCGATAACGCAAGGTTTTTCTGCAAATAGGGTGGGGGTAGCCGAAAAGCCTATAGAAAACGACTAGTTATCGAGGTAGGCGTCGTCCGGGCGCGGGCGTGCGCGCTCCACAGCCGTCAAGAGCTCTGCCTTCGACTCGATGCCGGTGAGGCGCTTCAGGCCATCGTAGATGCGGGCGGAGACCCGCTGGGTGCGTCCTTTCCGCAGCCGCAGGATCGTGGTGGGATGCACCCCCATCGCGTATGCGACCGCCTGGACGTTGACCCGTTCGTTCAGGAGAAAGAACTTCGGGCGCCGCTGGGCCTCCCAGTAGATGAAGTCGAGCACCTGCTCTCTCTCGTCGGCCATGAATGGAACCTACCCGAACCTGCGATGGCGCAATGGCGATCGGCGCAAATCCTCTCTTGACAACGAAGTTGCGAAAACGCAATATATCGAAATGGACTTTCGGATCTTCATGGAGCGCGTCGGGGCGAAACCGGCGGACGTTGCGAGAAAGACTGGGCTTCACCCGTCCACCATCGGGCGAATCCGAGACAAGGCGCAGGTTCCCGATGCGACGACCATGCTCAAGCTCAATCGCTGGGCGGAAGAGGCTGCGACAGGTGTGGGGCTGAAGCCTTCAGAGCGTCTCGACTGGGACTATCTGATGGAGAAGGACGCAGGCGCGGCGGCGTGAGGGCTGGGGGGCATACGCCTCATCGTGTGCCCATCGTGGCATAGAAGTCAAGCGAATTCTCGGGGGTGAGAGGTTGGCCGTCGGTCTTTTCGCGAGCGAAAGCGAGGCGTTCCAGATCAGGCTCGTGCGGGAGGAGGACGGGGATTCCTTCCGCTGCCAGGTCCGAGACGATGAGGG